GACTTAATTGTGTCGCTCCAAATCTGTCGTCCGCCTGTCCTTTACCAGATTTCATTATAAAATCAACATTATCTAATTCTTTTGGCATTGTTTGCCGGCACCATTTAGCAAAACTTTCTATCCCGCCATAATCAGCAAGTAATCTATCAACAGTTTGAAAATCAATTTCCGAACCTTGCTGCATACGATATTGCATAGTTGGCAAAATCCAAGATGTCATAAATTGAAATAATCTTGAATACATCAACTCTGGTGTAGTTCGTTGTGTACTATATGGAATTACTTTCAATAAAAAGTTTTCAAATTCCGCAGCTTTATCTTTTTTACTGAAAATTACTGGAAATTCATATTTGCCCAAACCTGGAATATCAATACTATCAAGAATTTCAACATAAGTAGATGGCGATTCTCCTACCGCCCACGACCACTTATTCAAAATTGATGTCATCCATTGATGAAATCTCGTATAAAAATTGCCGACAATTCTACTTGCATTAGCATAAATAAGCTGTTCCTGCCCCAAAGTCCGGGCTTCTGCGCCTACGCCTCTCATCACTTCAGCAGGTACACCAGATTTCGTAAATTCAACTTCAGCAAAATTCATCCATTGATAATTTTCTGGTGCAACACCACCAAAAGAATATGTTTTTACTGCATCCATCCCTTTTGCAATAAGTACATTCATATTCTTGCTTCTAAGAGCAGCTTCGGCGTCTTCTTTTGCTGATGGCTCTGCAACTATCAAATTCTTTTGAGATTCAGCCTGAATCCTTGCAGTCTGCCCCATTAAATTCATTGTTACATCAAGGTCGTACCAATCCCACGCAGGCGGTAAAGATATTGGAATACCTGGTAAATATTTATAACCAAGTACATCATAATTACTTTCTGAAGGGCCTTTCCATTCCATTTCTTTAAGAATTATTGCCCGCTTCCCCATAGGCATAATTGTACTTATAACTCTATCTTTTCGGTTCAAAATATCAATAAATGTAGTAAATTGTTCTGTTGCCAAGCGGTTAAAATCAAATGTATCTTTAGTAATCATATCCTCGTTACTGAATTTAGTGGCTAATTTCATATCTGCCGTGATATAATCAGCCATTTGATTACCAAATTTATCTTTACGAGCAAATAAGTCTTTCGCATACTTTAAAGGCAGTCTATAAATATCTCCCTCAATAGCAAAATCACTTCTGCGTTTCGCCGAAGGGTCTCCAATATAATCACAAGGTTCTATAATAGCAACTCTGGGAGAACCAACTTTTATAAGCTCGTTTTCCTTAGAAATAACTCTATCATATTCAAAAAATGTTCGAGCGATTGCATCGCCAAACATTGAAGCCGTTGCACCTGGAATAAACACTTCATCAGCAAATTTATTTCTCTCAATAAGATAATTCAAAATAAGTTGTCTGGCTCTTGCATAATACTCAAGTTTTGGAGCAAGAGACTCTACCAGAACTTTTGGATTCCCTTCACAAAGATAAGCAACAACCGTAGAAACACCACGATTCATTAAATTAACCAAATGCCAACGGGCATAGTTTTTATCAAAATATCCAGAAGCCCAGAGTTTGACCAGCCGTTGAGTATGTTCTAATGACCCTTCCCACTTTTTCGTCCACGCACGAGCAAGCAACTGCAAACGTGCAGGATAAGACATCGTCACATTGTGCTCATCTATCTTTTTTTGTGAATTTAGAACAGCCACACTCGATTATCTCTTTGTTTTTCTTCTTCTTGATTAAGCCAATTTTGAAACCGTTCAATAAAAGAACTATTTGATGGCATTACAGGCCTTATTCCTGTTGCTTTTTGTTGGTCTCGTGTTGCTAAAACACAAAGACCAATAGAAATTACTCTATCTCCGTGTCTTTTCTTTGCCCCTGTTTTTAAATCTTGTTTACTGGAAGTACCTGCATCCCCATTTTCATACCAAATATAATCATTAAGTTCATCAAGCAAATCTTTACTGTGTATAATCAAAGAACTTACATTTTCCACTCCATTTATACCACAACTCAATGCTACTCCAAGCTCCGCCAAAAGAGATTCTTTTGTCTGGGAATTTGAACGCCAGCCATAAGTATCAGATGATTTTCTTCGCTTAGCCTCTTCTTTCTTTTTAGTATAAAGATTATAATATTGCTGAAACAAAATTCTTTGCCTGAATGTACTACCTTGTCCCCCGTTATTTTCCCAAATCATAAAACAAGGGTCATATCCGCCTATCCATTTAGCTGTTGCTACACCATAATCAGCAAGGTCATTTTCTTTTGTATTGGCGTCTGCCCATTCACCTACTTGTTCCTGCGTATTACAATCATAAATTTCCATTACAGAATTAGAGCTACCAAGACCAAAAGAAATATCAAAAGCAATAATATAATTATGATTTTGTTCAGGCCTTCCACCATAAAGAGGCCCCCACCAGCTTAGCCTTTGTTTACCTGTATTAACCCTAAATTTTGGATTAACAACCTTGCCATTTTCATAACTAAAAACTATTTCACCACAATAATCAGGTTCTTTAATTGTTGTATTCTTTATTTTTTCTAAAATAACCTGGTCAAAAACCAAATCGGCGCTACCAACACAAACGCCCCACACATTACTCATAAAATCGCGTTTGTTGCCCCGCCGCCGTCTTTCTTCGTAATCGTGCCAGGGTGAACGTAATGCTTTTGGCAAACCAAAACAAGCATCGGCTACAAACAAATCTTTATATTCTTTTGGTAACTTACGAACATCTATCAACATATTTCAATAAATCAGGATAGTTTTTACGATAATATTGCTCGTCTAATAGCTCTACAAAATTTTCTTTTGGACTTGTATACAACCCTTCCGTTTGAACTGGATTTTCCCACCAGTACAAACTTACAACTTTAGTTGTTGGTCGCCTTAATGCCAAATTGAACGGGTGATTAAGTCCAAACCAGTGCGTGCTGTTGTAGATTATACACCCTGATACGTCTCTAACACTGCCCTCTATTATCTCCGCAATTCTTGGGGGCTCTCGACCAAATTCGTCCAAAAAAATTGCTGTTGCTCTTTTACTAACACTAAAATTTTCATTAGTTGTTTCGCCAATAATAACCGAATTAGTCTCAGGAAAACTCATTATTGCCTGCTTGCGCTCTATTTTAGGTTTTATCCAATTTGGCAATAACTCAATGGCATTGTCTAATTTAGCAAAAATTGTTGTTGGGTCTGGCCGCTTATCAACATCGTCTTCTTTCAAAGAACCTACAATAAAAGTACACCCCCGATTAAACATACATTTCCAGACAAATGTTTTCACTAATTCTGTTGCGCCCTGTTTTCTTGATTTTTCCACACCAAAATCGTGCTGATTATCAATACACCAATTTAATGTATTTACAGCTTCAATTTGCTTCGGGCGCAAAATAAATGGCAATAAGCGTCTTTCTGGCGGTTCAAGCGGGTTATATGCCCACATCAACAAATCATAAAAAATCTGTGGCGATTTTGAGCATAAATCTAAAAAAACCTGCCGATAACCAATATTCTTTTGACAAAGAGCATTCAACCGATGTCTAAATTTTATGTTTTCTTTTATAGTTCTTGGTATTTTACCAATAAAATCTTCAACAATTATTGTTTTGTCTCCTTTGGCTCATCATTTAAAGAAGCAATCAAATTATTTAATAAATTTTCATCAGCAACAGAATCTATCTTATCTCCCTTTAAATTAGGAAACAAGCTCGATAACTGATTTTTAACTAACAACTTAACAAGGCTAACCTCTGATTCATTTTTTGTTGCAGCTTGATACAATTTTGATACAAGATAAGAATTTGCCATTTTTAAAGCTATTTTAACAGGGTCTCCTGGACACTTTTTCTCAATTTTAACAAGAGTCTTCTGTGGATTTTCACCCAAATAACCCAATAAAATACCTATCTCGCGCTCATTTAACCCAGCAGCAACGGCTTTCAAAACAACTGGCAATGCTTTTTCTATAAGCCATATCTTTGATTTTTCCTTATTCTTATTAGTTTCTTTTGTCTCCTGAGCCATTACTTTTCTTTACCCTTACCAGAACCCTTTTACTTGAGTTTTTCAATTGTAGACAATACCAGAGGCATAGAAAACGATGCTGTGCCCCAGATGCCCCTGCCGGACTTACACTGGGGCACACATCCCACGTGGTATAAACGTAACTAAGAACCACTATGTAGTTCTTAGTCAATAACCAGCGGATACCTCATTTATTTGCTGTTAGTATCATTCTGTCTACTGGTTATCATACTATAAGTAAATCTTATAATGTTATAAGTGTTTAGAGTACCGCAACTTTTATTGTTTCTTTTCCAAGGGGGTAAAGATTATATAAATATAACATAGATTCTTTAATAATTAAAATTACTTACCAAATTAAAAATATCTTTTGAATTTCCTTCTGGACGGGTACGCTGCCCCACATTTTCTCAGAAGCTAAATTCTCACCAGTTATATAATCAGTTAACATTAAGCTATTATTATCAGCAGTTAGAATCAATGATTTTAATTCAAAATGTTTTTTAATTTATAGGGTTATAAAGGTCTCCCACAATTCACCCTACGGAGTTGCCAACCGATTTTGTCATAAGCAATTTATTATTATTAAATCCTCTATGTATTTGTCAACGAACAAAAAATGA